CCAGATAGAGTATATCACGTGTCCCTTGCCAATCGGACGGGGAAGAAAGGAGATTCAGTTGCCATAGTAGAATTTTTTACATTAGGTGTATCTAAACCCAAAATGAGCGATGTTCAAGATTATTTGAATCGTTTGGGTGGTGCTGTAAGATTATTAACAAACAAAGACTTAATAAGAAACATTGAACACTATTTTAAAACTATTAAAAATTTAAAGTTAGACCGAACTGGAAGAAAAGTATTATCATTTGAGGGACTTGAAACAGAAGTCGCACCTCCTGGCAAAGAGAAGATGATTAAGAAATTAAAGAAAAAATTTGGAGCGGATAGTGATATACCCTTTAAAATAGCATGGTCACAACATAATAAGGGAAAATAATGGCAATTAATTCAGAAAAATTAGTGAGATTATTACGTGACGGTGATGTAATGGAACCGTTGGATATTCAAAGGATTAAAATATTGCAAAGAAAATTTGATAACGGCCAAAAACTTTCTTTGAAGGAATTTACTCTGCTCAGAGAATATTCTATGCAGGTAGTAGATATAGTATTTAATAATCCTATGTTATACAATGAATTACGAAGAATAATGGTCCGGAACGTTCAAGGTTAATATGATAAGTTTAACAGATATAGCCGCAAAGAATTTTAAACGAATTCGTGAGGATGAAGAATTGGACGAAGATGTACCTTTAAGAGTATCCGTTAAGGGTGGTGGTTGTGCTGGATATGAATACGTTTTAGATTTTGGTGAACCAACAAAAAGAGATTTAACTTTTGAATCAAAAGGTTTACCAATAATAATAGATAAAAAGAGTCATTTAGTAGTGGATGGTTTGGAAATAGATTGGTCAAAAGATTTATCCGCACCGGGTCCACGATTTCAAAATCCTAGAGCAGCTTCAACGTGTGGATGTTCTACTAGTTTCTCAATTAAACAAGAAGAGGTGTTTACACCTGCATGGATGAAATAAAATGGCATATTCAGATAAGGTATTGGAGCATTATGAAAAACCTAAAAATGTTGGGAGTTTGGATAGCAGTGATAATTCTGTCGGTACTGGTTTGGTGGGTGCTCCTGAGTGTGGTGATGTAATGAAACTTCAAATAAAGGTAGATGATGAATCGCAGAGAATCGTTGATGCTAAATTTAAGACTTTTGGTTGTGGTAGCGCAATTGCTGCTTCAAGTTTGGCAACAGAATGGGTTAAGGGTCAAACCCTTGATGAAGCAACTACTATTAACAATACAGAAATTGTGGAAGAATTATCACTCCCGCCTGTCAAAATTCATTGTTCGGTATTGGCAGAAGATGCCATTAAAGGAGCAATTGCAGATTATAAGAGTAAACATGAAAAGATTTAAAGAATACATAAATGAGATAGTTACACTGGACGAAGAAAATATAATAAGCCAGATTAAAAAAGAAACAGATATAGTAGTCGATTCGGTATATTCTAATTATACAAAAGAATATCATAAAGGTCAGCCAGAAGTTGTAGGTTGGTTAGATGGAAGCGGAAATGCCTTGGTTCGTAATGAAGTATTATACGAATCCGGGATTCAAAATACTGATTCGATATTAGATATCGGATGCGGAGTAGCACATTTTTATTACTTTCTAAAAAATCAAGGATGGACTGGTGAATACTTGGGTATAGATCCAAATTTAGAAGCAATCCGATTGATAGACGAAGAAATTAATACAAAATGTGGAACAATAGATGACCTTGATGATTCTAAATATGATTGGGTTATAGCATCGGGAATATTTAATATTGGCATACAAGAATCGCATGCATGGTGGATTATAGAGAACATGATGAAACGTGCTGAAAAGGGTGTAGTATTCAACATGCTAAAACATCCATATATTAGTGAAAGTTATGAAAGTTATATACCAGAAGAAGTAGAAACAAAATTGAAAGAATTTGACCACAAGAAAATAGAAATTGTAGAGGGATATTTTTCAGGCGAAGAAGAATTTACTGTATATTTTTACAAGGAAACCAAATGAAAACGTTACTAGAATTTGATTCACCACAAATATACTGCGACATGGACGGAGTATTGGCAGACTTTGATCAAGGTGTTATTGACCAGATTGGGGGGAAATTTAAAGATGCCCGTTGGCACGAATTGCCTGATGATTTTTTCTATCAGTTAGAACCTATGCCCGATGCAAAAAAGCTTTGGGGATTTATTGGAAAATTTGAACCATTTATATTAACTGCTATTCCAAGATCTAGTAGAGGTCCTATTGCCGCCAGAGCCGCTGAAGATAAAACAAAATGGATGAAAAGGTGGTTTGGAGTTAGTGCGGATAGAATGTATCCAGTTACACGGAAAAACAAAGCAAATTTCGCTATGGATGGTCGAGATCACAGACCTAATTTACTCATTGATGATCATTTAGGTAATATTCAAGAATTTAGAAAAGCACACGGAATAGGAGTCCATCATACAAGTGCTAGTAATACAATTAAACAGTTAAAAGAAATAGGTTATAAATGAGGGCTGAATGAACGAATTATTTACAATGGATGAATTTGTAATGATGGGACTTGTATTGTTTTCATCATTTTGGATTTTCCTATTTAATTATAGAACAGATAATAAAGACAAATATACAAATAAATGGCTAATTATTTTAGACCTATTCATTAATATGGGTATGTCTACGACTGGCTATCTATTAATTTCTGTAGTATTTCAAAATATTCCACAACTTGCTGAGTATGCAAGTTATCGTTATCCTGTGGGTTATTTGTTTGGACTAACTTCAAACGTAAGTATACCGATTGTTCTCAAATGGTTTCAGGAACAAATAACTAAAAAACTTAAAGAAGCAGGAAAGAAGTGAGGTAGATTATGGCAGAACAAAAAAAGAAAGAACGTGAAGACAAGTTTGTAGAATTGGAACCCGTAAAAGAAATAGAAATTGAAACTAAAGATATAGTAGCCACAAGCAAATTATGGATTTACATAATTATTGGATTGTTGGTATATATGATGTTTTTTATTATTCCAGAAATTAATGAAAAAGTCACATGGATGGAAAAAGACTTAAACTCTGTATTGGTACAATCTGAAAGATTTAAGAAGTCAACAAGGGTGTTTGCACGGGATCATCAATGTGCATCATGTCACTTGAGTCCTGATTATCTTCTTCATAATTTACTTATGAAGTATCCTAGTTTTTCAGATATTAAAGCATTTATGGCTGTAGGCCATCAACGATATTTCACAATGACCACACCGATACCAGATGAACAATTATTAGACATATATCGGGCATTGCAATGATTATGGTTGGTAAAGTATTAGTGGCTTTAGCATGGACATTCTGGTTAATTGCTACAGGTTCGGTTGCTGAAGGTACAGATAATCTCACGCTCGCAGAATATAATCCTTCTTATTCTACAACATACGATAGAGTAATAAAAAGAGGATATATTATATGTGGAACTAATGATGAATTCCCGGGCTTTTCACAAGAAACCTTTTCTAATGAACAGGGGCAAAGATGGATTGGTTTTGATGTAGATATATGTCGTGCAGTAGCAGCTGCAGTATTTGGTGACGCTGACGCGATAGAATTTGAAATAGTCAATGGAAAAACACGATTTGAATTTCTATTGGATGGTTCAATAGATATTCTTTCTGCTACAACAACGTATACGTATACAAGGAATGTTTACAAGAAATTAGAGTTCATGCCCACAACTTATTATGATGGCCAAGGATTTATTGTAAGAAAGACTCTTGGTGTATCTTCTGCCAAACAAATGGGAGGGGCAAGAATTTGTTTTAGTGCAACCGGCACTGCTGCACAAAACATAAAAGATTTTTTCAAGAAACATAATATAACTTATATTCCTGTCCCCGTTCCCCCTACAGAAAAAACAAAGAACGTATACAAAAGGGGTGAGTGTGATATGTATGGTACCGATAGGTCTGGTCTTGCATCAAACCGATTGAGTTTTGATAAACCCGATAGACACATGATACTTCCTGAGATTATATCAAAAGAACCTCTTGGTATGGTAGTTAGATATGGTGATGGGAAATGGTCAGATATAGTTCGATGGACAGTTTATGTATTGTTCATCGCAGAAGAAATGGAAATTAATTCTAGAAATATAGATAGATTTTCAGATAATATTGATCCAAATATTCAGCGTTTTATGGGAGAAATGAATGGAAATGATCATCCACATCTTGGAGCAAAGTTGGGTTTGCCTGAAAAATGGTCATATAACGTTATCAAACAAGTGGGAAATTACAAAGAAATATATGAACGTAATGTAGGGGAAAATACTCCAATCGGTTTAAAACGTGGTCTGAACAAATTATATATTCATGGAGGATTATTGTACGCACCACCACTAAAATAAGGACAAGGTGTGGAAAAAGAAGAAATTAATCATTTTTCAAAAGTACCTGAAGATCGTACTGCTGTAGACAATATTCTTCGCCTCAATCACGGCAATCAAATGAGATTAGGATTGATGGCAGATGCAAAAGCCAATATTATGATTACGGTTGCATCTATTGTATTTTCTATAACAATTGCAAATCTTGATAATGAATTGATGAAATGGCCTCTACTAACATTTGCAACAGGCAGTTTCTTCTCATTATTGTTTGCAATATTTGCTATTATACCAAAGACGGATTATCCAAAAGACAGAAGGGGGAATATAGATAG